CATCCCAATACATAAGCATATTATGAGAATCTTCTACCGTTTCACATTCAAGATATCTATCTTTATCTAATAAAAATTTACAAGGTAGATTATATATTATTGTATACATTTCACATTGTATACCAGTTACAACTATCATAATATTTCTTTCATTTGTTTTACATTGTTTTACAATTTTTGTATATTCATCAGTATATACATCTGCACCACAATCAATAAACTCTATTTCATCATTATTTACTTGTTGAATATAATTTACTGATTTATCATATACTTTTCTTAGGAAATTTATACAGGCATCTTGATCATATACTAAAATATCAGGCTCAGTACAAAAATAAGGAGATATTAGTATTGTATCCATACTATAATAACATAAAATTGTTTGATTATTTTCACATTTATCAACATATTTATGAATAAATGGATGAATAAAATTATATATACGATAACAATCTTCCACAGGTAATTTTGAATTCTTGATCATTATTTATTATAATATATATCATTTTTTTATATATGATTTTATTACGATTAAATAAATTATAAGTTTATAAAAATACTCCAATTATTAATAATAAACTATCTAATACAATAGCCAGTCAATCTTAATCTTTTAAATCTCAATCCTAAATCATCAAATACATTATTTATAATAATGTATTTTTTTCCCCTTATATCTATTTTATTACCATGTGCATTTTTATACCAAATTGAGAATGTTTTCAAGATTTTTCTAAAACTTATCCATTTTCTTTTATTTTTTACTTTGAGTAAATGCTCATTTAAATAAAATTTAAAAGCCTCTGATAAATCAATATTTATAATTTTAGGAGCAAAATTAATTTTATCATTTTTTTTTAATTTATTGTATTTTATAATAGACTTTTTTGATGTTATATAACTAAAAATATCATCTGTATATTCATCTTTATTATATATTGCCAAATTAAATAATGACTTTTTAATTTGTAATCCATATTTCTCAATAATTTTATTTATTATTGATATATTTTTTTCAATTTCTATTAAATCATTTACTTTAATAAAAATATCCATAAAAATATCCATTACTTATAAACTTTATTACTTATTATTAAAATACTATTAATATAATAATAAAATCAATTTTCTAATACATATTTTATTCTGCAAAATTTAATACTGGCAAAAAAATCACCTCGTTTTTTACACATTTCCATCCATTTTTTTCTACTAATTTTTTTCTTTGTTATATCATCTTCAACTAAATTATAATTTGATGGACTCCAATTTTTATGTTCATGTATTGATATTATATCTAGACATGGATTATATACTTTATAATTATTACTTTTTATTAATTGATAATTTAATGAACTATCACACTGTACTATTCCTAATCTATAATGACATCTAAAATCTATTTTTAAAGGTGTTTTAAATATCCAACTATCTATTGAACAACCAGTTTTAAATTGTGACTTTAATTTACCTTCTTTAGTTTCAATTATATAACCAGTTTGTTGTTGGTGATATCCAGGATAAGCTATCTTATTATATCTAGTTAGAACAATAAATTTATCAGTTAAATCAATATTGGTTAATAAATTTAATCCTTTATTTTCATCATAATATATATCAGCATTCGTTATTATAATATTATTATTTAATAATTTAGTATTTGCATATTGGAAAAAATCATTAAAAGTTGGTCTATGGTTAATATATTCTATTATTATATTATCACTAATTAGTGCTTCTAATTTAGTTAAAATTTCATTATATTTATCATCATTTTTTTCGAAAAATATAATTATTTTATCAATATATTCATTATTTAAGTTCTTTTTAATACAATATAAATATTCATTTATTCTATGTTCTCTTATTTCATTATATAATGTGGTCAATAGTATAAATCTCATATAATAATTATAAATAAATTAAATTTTTTGCTTCTCTATGATTTATACATCTAAATTCATTCTTATATCCTTTTTTTAACCATTGTTTATCAAAACCAATATGAAAAGTTAGATCATGTTTTGTATCAATTTCCCTAAACATTTTTGAATATTTTTTAATTTGATTTCTTAAAACAGTACCAATTGGTGGATAACCAATAAAAATTTTCCGCAATTCTAATTTTGGAACTATATCTCTTTTAAATACAAAACAATCATGTCCAAATGTATGTTGTCCATACATATTGTATATTTTATCTAATTTAGTTACATCTAAAATACCACAATTTGGCTTTTTTTTAGGTAAATCTCCTCGATGTATACATAATGCATCAACTCCTTTTTCTAATTGGTTTTTTATAAAAATGTAAAAATTTGGTTTTAATCCAATATCAACATTAGTATAAATAAAATAATCTGCATCAGAATTATCATATAATTTTTGTAATATATCTTTTATTAATGGTAATTTTTTTGATTTATTTGAAAAAGTAAAATGATCTTGTACACTCTTTTCTAAATCTGATGTAATTATAAATCCTTCTGGAATAATTTCTCTATCTTCTGGATATTGAGTTGTATATAAATCTATTTGTACTTCAGTTTCAGCAACTTTTTTAGCATTTAACATCGTCTGAAAGGTAATTGGTTGGGCTATATGAAGATAAGAAGGATTATTTGGTTTTACTTTTACTGGATTTATTATATGTGCAATTTTCATCTATATTATTATATAATAATAAGTAAAATTATAATGATTATATGTTAATCATAAAAAAAATTAATAGGATGCTACCATATTATTATTACTACCTTTATTTGATCGTCTTAATTTAGGTAATTTAAATGGTTTTTTAATATCAAGAACTTTAAAATCTTCTTTTTGTTTTAAGTTTCTTTTACTATGTGTTGATCTAATCGTTTTAGTAGATTTACCTAGTTTACTATTGGTTACTAATACAACTGGTGATTTCATTCTTCTTGATGATTTTTTCCTTAGAATCCTACGCCCAGGATCTGATGATGATCTTGGTGATGTCATTCTACTATTTATATCTTCTAAACTTAGAACTAATCTAGTATCTGATACTGAACCATATTTATTCCTCGTTTTAGGAGAAGAACCTCTATAAAATTTTATTTTTTTATCTTTATCAATTACTGGTTCATATTGTTCATAAATCATGTGATAAATTGCATTTGTTTGAGAATTTTTATTATCAAACACATCATTCAATACATCATTTTTATCAAATCCTAAATCAATTACTTGTTTAACAATAATTGAATTGATATTTATTACTGGTTTACGCTCTTTGAGATATGATGGTAATATATATGGTTTTATCCATGGATGATTTTTTATACCTTTTATATTTATTCTTTCTTTTGGGGGTTTAAATATTTTGTCCAAAAGATCCATTACAGAATCATTTAATCGATTTGATTTTTGAATATTATATTTAATAATATCGTCCATTAAATTTGCTTCATCATTTCTCCAAGGAAATTTACCAGTTAATATAATATATAATATAACTCCAATACTCCAAATATCGGCTTTTATTGGATTATAACTTTCATTTAATATTATTTCTGGTGCAGAGTAATGTATTGATCCACAAAAAGTTTTATGTAAAGATCCAACTTTTATATAATTAGCAAATCCAAAATCGGCAATTTTTATTAAAATTTTTTTATTTTTATTAATATCCTTTTTCCTTGCAATTAAAATATTTTCAACCTTCAAATCACGATGAGTTATTAAATTCCCATGACAATATTCTAATGCTGATAATATTTGTACAAATATATCTCGTGCATCATTTTCATCAAATGGTTTCCCCGGTTGATCATCTTTTTCTTGAATCATTTTAAATAAATCTCCATGTTTAATATATTCCATAACTATGTATATATTTTTATCATCTTCAAATATATCCAAAAATTTAACAATATTTGGATGTTTACAATATTTAAGAATATTTATCTCTCTTTTAAAATTATTTCCCAAATTTATTTCAACTGATTGAGATTTCTTTATTTTTTTTTTATTTATTATTTTTATTGCTACTTGAGTTCCATTGATTTTTGATTGAGCTCTTTTAATCTTTCCAAATTGTCCCTTTCCTATTTTTTTGGTTGAAATTTCATAATATTTTTCAATATTTTTTTTGGCACCATTTATAATACATTTATTATCCATTAGCACGGATACGTATTATTATATTATTTTATAAATGATTCTTCATCTTTAAATTTCAATTTTTTTATATCATTATTAGTAAAAATTGAATTATTTTATATATGATTATTATTTATATATTTATATATTATTATGGATTCTAATAAACAATTAAATGATTTTAGAAATTATAATATTACAACAACATCAGTAATTGATACTTATAAATTAAATCATGCTAATCAAACAGTTGATTTTGTTAAACAGCAACTTCAAAAACATTGTACTAATTTTGATAAAATAAAATTAGATATTTGGACTGCTCTAGATAAATTAAATACTATAATTGATCAAAGTGATCCTGATTTAAATTTACCACAAATTGTCCATGCATTTCAAACTGCAGAAGGATTAAAAAAAATTTATCCTAATAAAGACTGGTTACATTTAGTTGGTCTGATTCATGATCTTGGAAAAATTATAGCACACCCTGAAATTGCTAATCAACCTCAATGGACTGTAGTTGGTGATACTTTTCCGGTTGGTTGTAAATTTAGTGATAAAATAGTATTTCATGAATTTTTTAATAAAAATCCTGATTATCAACATCAAATTTACTCTTCAAAATTTGGAATATATACTCCACATTGTGGTTTAGATAATGTATTATTTTCTTTTGGTCATGATGAATATTTATATCAAGTATTAATACACAATAAATGTAATATTCCTCCTTTAGGTCTTAAAATTATTCGCTATCATAGTTTTTATGCTTGGCATAAAGATAATGCTTACGATTATTTAATGAATGATGATGATCATGAAATTAAAAAATGGTGTAAAAAATTTAGTGAATTAGATCTATACACTAAAAATAATAACTATGTACCAAATATTAATGCTTTAAAAAATTATTATAATGTTTTAATAAATAAATACTTCCCAACTACTATACTCTATTGGTAATTAATTATATTTATTTCCTTCTTTTTGATCCTCTTGATGTCCTTCTTTTTGATCCTCTTGATGTCCTTCTTTTTGATCCTCTTGATGTCCTTCTTTTTGATCCTCTTGATGTCCTTCT